TGGGTAGCGAAAAACCTCTACCCTTGAAACAAGGACAAGCTATATTCTTTGCATCATTTTTAAGACACAAAGTAGCTCCTGTTAAAAAAGGTATAAGAAGATCTATGGTTATGTGGTTTGGAGGACCGCCATTAAAATGAACAGAAAAACATTATTTCCTACCCCTGTGTATTTTAAAGATTTACCTAACGCAAAAGAACTAAACAAATATTTATTTAAACATATCAAAGCTTGGAAGAAAGCTGATCCTGATGGAGAAAGTAAAACAAACTCTGGGTTTGGTTGGCACAGCAAAACTGATATGAATGAAAGAAAAGAATTTCAACCTTTAACAAAAGAATTATTTGCTATGGCAGAAGAGTGCAATAAAGACTATGGTGTACAACCTAAACTAGGACTAGGTAACATGTGGGCCAATGTTAGCCCGTCATATTCGTACAACAAAACACATACTCATCCTAACTCATTGTGGTCAGGTGTATATTATATTAAAGTGCCAAAAAATTCTGGAAAAATTTTTTTAGAAGATCCTAGACCAGGACCCAATACACATATGCCTAGAAGAGTAGATAATCTACCCGAACAATTATGGAGAGTATGCGCTTATGAACCTGCAGAAGGACGTATGATGTTCTTTCCCTCGTGGTTACCACACGGTGTAGATATAAACATGAATACAGAAAAAGGTGAGAAGAACTGGAGAATATCAGTATCTTTTAATTTTATACAAGTATGAGTTTTAAGAAAAATAAATACCAAGTCATACGTGGTGCTATATCAAAAGAATTAGCAGACGTTGCTTATAGATATTTACAAATATCTGCAGAAGCTGATAACTGGATGATAAACAATTACACCACACATGCAGGTAATCCATTAGTTGGTAACTTTCATGATAAACAAGTACCAGGATCTTATGCGAAATATGCAGATAGATTTATGGAAGTTTTATTAGTTAAAACCATTGATGTTATGCAAAAAAAAACAGGACTTAAATTAGTACCTACTTATTCATACACAAGACTCTATAGAAACGGTAATATTCTTAAAAGACACAAAGATAGACCGAGCTGTGAAATATCTACTACGCTTTGTCTAGGAGGTGATCACTGGCCTATCTATTTAGACCCAACAGGAGAAAGTAATTTGTTGCTTGGAGCAGGCGAAGACATAGAAGAATCTAAAAGACTAATAAATAATCCTAATAAAGGTATAGAAATTAATCTAAAACCTGGCGATATGCTTATCTATTCTGGCTGTGAATTAGAGCACTGGCGTAAACCTTTTGAAGGCAAGCTGTGCGGACAAGTGTTTCTTCACTATAATCATGCTGACGGACAGTTTGCAAAGTCAAATTTGTATGATAAAAGACCCATGTTGGGCATAACCAAATAACGTTGAACTACAACGCGATTTAATATAATCTAAATAAAACAGGAATTTCTATGTTACAAAAACTAGGCTTTTTGCCAGGCTTTAATAAACAAGTTACTTCAACCGGGGCCGAGGGACAATGGACCGGGGGAGATAACGTAAGGTTTAGATACGGATCACCAGAAAAAATAGGTGGTTGGTCACAGCTTGGTGCAACTAACTTAGCAGGTGCTGCTAGAGCAGTACATCATTTTGACGATAACGCAGGTATCAAATACGCTGCTATTGGAACAAACAGAATTTTATATGCCTACTCAGGCGGCACATACTACGACATTCATCCTATAAGACAAACCGTAACAGGTGCAACTTTTTCAAGTCAATCATCAACAAAAACAGTTACCGTAAATTGTGGAACTGCTCATGGTTTAAGTGAGGATGATATTGTTTTATTTGAAGACGTTACAGGAGTAACAGGATCATCGACTTATACTAACGCTACATTTGATGATGTTAAATACATGGTCATCTCAGTACCGACAACTACAACTTTTACGATTACAGCAGTCAGTACAGAATCAGGCACACCATTAAGTGCAACAGGGTCTGCTAAAGTTTTATGTTATTACACCGTAGGACCAGCACAACAAGTTGGTGGCTTTGGTTGGGGTACAGGACTATGGAGTGGTACCGCTAACGGTCCAGCTACAACAACATTAGCTTCTAGTATTAATGATAGTGTAACTGATATTCCTTTAACCAACACATCTCAGTTTCCTGCTACAGGTGAAATTAGAATTGGTACAGAGGACATTAGTTATACAACTAACAACACAACTACAAACATACTAAGCGGTGGTGCAAGAGAAGTTAACGGCACTACAAAAGCTGCCCACAGTGGTGGTGTAACCGTTACAAATATTTCTGACTTTGTTGCATGGGGTGATGCTTCTTCTGCCGACTTTACAATTGACCCTGGACTATGGGTATTAGATAACTTTGGCACAAAGCTTATTGCACTTATATATAACAACAGATGTTTTGAATGGGATTCAGCTGCAACAAATGCAACATCTATTAGAGCAACCATAATAGCAAACGCACCAACAGCATCACGACACGTATTAGTATCTACACCAGATCGACACTTAGTATTCTTTGGAACTGAGACTACGGTAGGTAGTCAATCATCACAAGACGCTATGTTTATTAGATTCTCTGATCAAGAAAATATTGATGGTTCAGAAGCTTATACTGTAACTGCAGAAAACACAGCAGGCACACAGAGACTTGCCGCAGGTTCTAAAATTATGGGGGCTATACGAGGTAGGGATTCTATCTATGTATGGACTGACACGGCATTATTTTTAATGACCTTTGTAGGTGCACCGTTTACTTTCTCTTTCCAACAGATAGGAAGTAACTGTGGATTGATAGGTAAGAATGCATGCGTAGAGGTAGATGGTACAGCGTACTGGATGTCTGAGAATGGTTTCTTTAAATACGATGGTCAGATAGAATCTATGGACTGTCTAGTAGAAGACTTTGTTTATGATAATCTAAACTCTACACCTAGAGATTTAATTAACGTTGGACTAAACAACTTGTTTGGTGAAGTAATATGGTTCTATCCATCAGGTAATTCTTTAGCTATTAATAACATGGTGTCATACAATTACATTGAGTCTTATAGTAGAGCTAGTCCTAAGCAAGCTATCTGGACAACAGGTACATTATCAAGAACAGCATGGGCAGACTCTGCAGTATTTGATAAACCACACGCAACAGAATATGATCCGAGCGGCACAGCTTCTGATGTAGTAGGCAACACGGATGGTTGTTCTATATACTATGAACAGGAAACGGGGACCGATCAAGTTAAAGCAGGTGGTAGTGTTACAGCTATCTTAGCAGAGATTACATCTGGAGATTTTGACATTACACAAAAGAGAACAGCATCAGGACAAACTATTGGTATGCCAGACCTTAGAGGTGATGGTGAATTTATAATGAAAATAAGAAGAATTATACCTGACTTTATATCTCAAACAGGCAGCACTACAATTACATTATTATTAAGAAATTATCCTAACGATGCAGCAGCAGGTTCATCATTAGGTCCCTTTACAGTCACAACTACTACTGATAAGGTAGACACTAGGGCCAGAGCAAGAGCTGTATCAATAAAGATATCTAATACAGCCGCTTCACAAGACTGGAAGTTAGGTACATTTAGATTAGATATACAACCGGACGGCAGAAGATAATGGCATTACCCCCAAATAATAATTACCTCTACGGCAACACTAATTTGCCTTATGAGAATAATAATCAAATAGCTTTTGCTCCAGATTCTAAAAAGGATAAAACAATAAAAACTTTATATGAAAATAAAGACATGTATGGCGATACTCCTGCCTACAAACAACTTCGAGAAAGAGATGTAGAACAATTTAATAAAGGTAAAGAACCATTATCTTTACCTGCAGAGGAGTACAAAGGTATTAAAGGTTATACTGCTAATGCTGCTGGTTACCCTAGAGCTACTATGACGGATGCTAATAATATATTTAATACAGGACAAAGAACTACACCTAATTCTTCTGCAATAAATTTTGGCAACGCTTTTAATTATTTTAACGAAGATTTTTTTAATCAACCTAACACCGGTATTACTGGTGCTAAAATGAATTTAGAAGAAGAAGAGCTTAATCCAACTCAATATTTAGCAAGCAACGATATTGCTATGAGAAATGCAAGACTTGCACCTAATGATAGTAGATTTTCTGGTATTATGAAAAACACTTTAGGAAGAAATATGTTATTACAAGGAGGCGCTTTTGCAGGTAATGCTGTTGGTAATGCTTTAGGTATGGCAAATCCATTGTTTGCTGCAGCCGGTGCCATAGGTTCACAATTTTTACCTTTAAATAATAGACCTTCTAATTTAGATTATGATTATGTTAATCAACCAGGTGGTGTTTCAGTAGTAGATAATAAAATTCGAGGCGGTGTTTTAGAAGGTAAAAATTTTGCAAGTGGTTTTGGTTCCAATAATTTAGGTACAATGTATCAAGACTATATTGATAAAATGGAAGAGGAAGAAGAATTAACTAAGGGACAAACTCAAAAATTAAAAGACGCTAGAGCAGAATTACGATCTTATTTAACAACAGGTCCTAAAATGTCTGGTTATGAAACTCCAGAAGGAAAAAGAATGACTAATAAAGAATTTGCATTTAACTACAATCAAGGTATTGGTCAGTTTGCACAACCCGACTATGATCAATTAGATTCACAAGACTATACAGGTGGCATGGACACAACCACTGGTAACTACGAAGATACATACGATCCAGGGACGGTTGATTAATGGCAAAGATAGTACAATCATTAACTAGAGCCAGTAAAGAATACGAACAAAGAACGTTTCAATCATTAGTAAGAGATTTAGATAACGTAATTAATAAACTTAACACAACGTTCCAAGATGAGATTAAACAAGAGGTAGAAGCTAAAAGCTTCTTTTTAGAATAATGGCAACGGTAAACTTATTTAAATTTTTTGGCGT